TAGTGGGAAGTATTGTCGGCCACCGACACCTAATGCATCTTTATAACTGATATACATTTCTGCATAATTTGTTTCTGTGTTAAACGCACCATCAGCCATCCATAAACAATTTTGTCCTGTAACATCTGTGCCACCATCAGTGGCAGTTAATGTTGCACTTTCTATGGGTGGTTGACTAACTGTTATGGTTGCATTACTGGCATCAATAGATGTAATATAAGAACCTTTTGCAAACGGAGCCTGTGTCATTTGTCTCATTCTGTCTGCTTTTACAACACTATTTGTTCTTACTTCGCCTAATATTGTTGTGATATTTGCGGCATCGCTAAAGAATGAATTACCTGCTACATAACTGTTACTTCTAAAATCACTTAATCTTGCTATACTGTCAATTACCACTGTGGTGTTACCTGCTGTAACTGTGGCATTAGCCACGAAAGCAAATAAATTCTGTGCATTTGCCGAGGGCGAACCAGCCGCATCATTTTGTTGAGCACCATCGGCCGGTGTTCCTGGTGCGACTGCTGCCGGGTTAAATTGATTATAAACAAGAGCTGAATAACCATCACTGGTTATATCTGTAACATTTACATTACTGTTACTTAAGAACGGCATATTTACATTTATAGCACTACTTGTATTTGATAGATTTACATTTATGCCTGTATTATCTGTTCCTGCTTGATTTATGTTATGTGTTGTAAAGTCATCTGCTGTGACTATACCACTGCTTGTGATATTACCAACATTTAACATTGTGCCTGTGTATGCACTTATGGCACTATTTGATTCGTCTGTAAAGTCGCTGAATCCTAATTGATCACCACCAGTTGTTAGTAGGAATTGTCCTGCACTACCCGGGCTACCATTAGGGAAGTAATAGTTAGGTGCACCACCGGCTAAGTTATCAGTTATTCCAAAATCTTTAACCCACACATTGTCTATGAGCTTCCTGCTTGAACTATCTAAATTTCTTGCATCAAAGGCTGTGTTTGATTCGTCTGTGAATACTGCTGTTACAGACTGATTTGCGGCATTTCCTAAGAAGAAGTTACCATTGTTCAAATTTGGGGTTGCCGCACCACGACCTGAACCATATATTTCACCACCACCATTTTCATCATCTATTCTTGTTACTATACCTAAATTCTGTATGATATTTGCTTCACCTGTAGGGGCCACATTTGCATATCCACCGCCTACTGCTACATATATTGTATCACCTTCTAAAAATCCTGGTGTTTCTGTGTCTATACCTCTGATTTCACCACTTAATAAGCCTCTGCCTTCTGCTTCTATGGCTAAATCTTCACCTGCTATAAAGTGTGCTGGCATAGTGTCTACATTACCCGCATCTGCTAATATAACTTCTGGTGTTCCTCCGCCTGTTGCACCTGTAACATGTAAAGGATATCCTTTGTCAATTGCTACGCCACTTACATTTTTAACTGTGGCTTCAATTGTTTCTGCACGAACATCTGTTAAATCACTACCTTCACCTGTAAATGTGCCACCTATAAATGCATTTGCTTGTATAGTATCTGCGTTTATAGTTGATGTATTACCACTTAGGTATGCTTCAACTCTGGCATCTGTATAGTATAAGTTAGTGCCTTCTGCTAAATCACTTGTTGATGTAGGAATAGGATAGTATGTGCTACCATCGTTTGTGAATTCCCACTTATCACTTGTTTCATTCCATCTAACTACTGTATTTGATCCTGCAACTGGTCTGTTTGCTATAATACTTACTGTGGCATCTGTGGCCGCATTTGCGTTTAGTGTTATACTTTGATCTCTTACATATAAATCTTCTACGTTTCTGTAATTTAAATTACCTGATACTTCAATGTTTCCTGTTACATCAACATTACCTGTAAATGTATGGGTTTGTGTTGCACTATTACCAAATTGTGCTAAACCAGTCATAGTGATATCACCACTACCATTTAATCCATTGTCCTGAATATATGTTTGTACTTCAGCATTTGTTAAATGAACTGCATCTGCTGGTGTAAATGTAAATACACCTGATGTATTATTGTAGGATAAAGAACCATTACCACTAGGTGTTGCTGTTGTAACACTTAGGCTTGTTAACTCTATTTTATTTGATAAATCAGGTGGTGTATATGTAAATACACCTGTACCTTCATTATAAGTTAAGGTTCCATTGCCACTAGCACTTTCTTGTGTTACACTTATGGCATCTCTTACAATTTGAATATTAGATACAGTTGCTACGTTTGATACTACAACATTACTGGTTACTGTAGATACGTTTACTGTATTATTTGTTGAACTTACATTTACTGAAGGATTTGTTGCTGTAACAGTAACGGAAGTATAGGATACATTAGCCATTTATTCTCCTTAAATTGGTGTGAATGCGGGTGATGTTTCATCTGCTGGATCTCCCACTGTGACTTCTGGCTCCCATCTTTCTATTATACCCCAACGGTGTAATTCTGTTGTAGGAGGTGTTAAGTCATTGTTAGTCCATTGTACACTAAACACAGTCATTACCACATTGCTTCTTGCATTTGGTAATAATCTACCAGTATACCTATCATCTGGTATAGTAATTGTAACGTTACCTGTTGCGGCATCACTTACATCTATATTTGCATCTGGTTGTGTAATTGTTGTTAAATTACTGAAAGAACCTGTTACTGTGGTATCAGCAAAATTGGGCTCTCCACTGTTACGTTGATATGTAACTGTGTCTAATAAAACACTTTGCCAATCCAATTGCCAACTATAACCTTCAACATTGGCTCCATCGAAATTATAAGTGTATGATTTTTGATTACTTGGGAACAATTCGATAACTTGAACGTTATCTGCTCCACCTATATATGATTTAAAATCTAATAGTCTACCTGACATTTTTACCTCCTAAAGGATAAGACTGTTACACTAAGGCATAACAGAATTCATTGTAAGTATATTTATCTAATTTGGCGGATTTGGCCAAACAACATCTTCTCTGTTTACTGCACCTGTATTATTACTTGGTACATCACGTAATGCTTGTCTATACGTTGCCCATTCTGTTTTTTTACTTGCACTTAAAGGGCTATCTGCGCCTTGTGTCCAATCACAGTCTTTTAACAAATTATTTCTACGTTCTCTAATCCATCTATAAATGTTGAAAGCAAACATTGGATTTTGTTGTTCTACTACTTCTAATGTATCTAAATCTATTCTATAATCCATACAATTAGGCACTTGTCCATTAATACTTGCTAAATTTGGTGCCTGTTGTAGTTGTATTTCCAATATTCTATCACTCATACGCCTACAGGATTCTATTTTACCTGTATCTGTTTTGTAAATTATTCTATACATTATTTCTCACCTTTTGTGATTCGTTTTATTTCATATCCCATATTACCTATGGCTCTAGGGAATCCATTTGCGGTATCTTCTCCTAAAGTACTATATCCTTGTAGTCTAACGGTTGCTTGTTCTGGTAGCATATCTGGTGACACACCTGCCGCTACATTTGTAGGAGATAATGGGTCAAAAGAAACCTTCTTTAAATCAGCCATTTGAGGTGTTATACCTGTAGCATTACTAATGGCTATTCCGCCACCGCCATAATCCACATCCAGAGTATTTGTGGCATTTCCAAATTGCACCGTGACATTATTACGGAATGCTAAGTCATAACCACCAGATTCAATAAGACCTCCAGAATCACCCACTGCTGAGAATGTATAATCTCCTAAATCAACACCAGTCACGTCAAATACTTCTGGTGTTATCAAATCGTGATATACCGTTCCATTAGCAATACTGCTGTTAACCAACCCGGCATTTTCCAATTGAGCACCTGCACCAAATACTGCCATTGTTTGGTTTACTAATGCATTACCATAAACATTTGGTAAAGCATTTACGTTACCGTAAGCACCGGCATAAACAGGCGGTATGTATATAGGTGGTATTATAGGTATTCTTGGTAAATCAATTATTCCAATATCAGGCGTTTCAGTTATTGCAGGATTACCATAAAAAGAATCATCATATTCTAATGCTGATATCCTTGCTGTTACCATACCTGCATCATCTTGTAATTCTTCTACTCTCATAACACGGAATAACTTGTCATCATAACCATATAAATTAAGATGTACTTTTATAACATCACCAACATCTGCCTGTATACCTGTGTAATCAGATTGAAATTGAATTACTGTACTATTTCTGCTTTGAGCTAAATCTATATTTGCTAATCTTTCTGCTCTAATATTATCATTAATAATATCGATTGCATATTTAAGAACATTATCAGGTTCATTTGCATTTCTATCACCTGAAGGTGTTTCCACAAATACAGTATTTGTTTGGTCTTTTCTGTTTTGATCTGCAAATTCTATTTCCACACCATTATATAAATTATATAATTCTGTTGAACTAATATCTATTTTACCTATAATGTTATGTTCTGAAAATTTAAGTGCCGCATTTTTTTCTGCTGTTGTGGCCTGTCTGTTTGGTATTGCTTTAAATTTACCATCTTTAGGACTAAATGTAAAATATGTTGCCGCCGCTTGACATATTTTATCTATATTAGTAGTACATACATCAAAAGTACTTAACATACCATTAATCTGATACCTTTTATTTGTCGTTGTTACATTTGCTTTATTTGTATAAGATACTAATTCATCTGAATGACCTTTCATTTCTGTAGTTGCTGTGCCTGTAATTGAAGTTATATCTATTTGAGAATTACTTAATCCTGCGCCATAACGATCTGAGGTTAAATAATCAAATAAAACATCACCAGGATTGTTTAGTGTGTTATTCATCTTAAATGTCATTTGTGGTAACCCACTTAATCCATTTTCGGCATCATAATCTATTTGTAATACAGCAAATACCATTGCATTGGCTGTGTGATTTACTCCCCAATGCGGTACTATACTTGTTGCGGCTGTTGTTGCACCTGATGATGGGAATATTTGATTACTTGCGGCACTTCCACCTTGATATATGTTTAATCTTATATTACCATTATATGTTGTATCTGTACTTTGGTTAGGATCTACGTGACTTGTAACTGTATTACCTGTAAACACTAATTTAACATCGTTCATAAACACTTCACTACAACTGAATGTTCCGGTTTGTGTTTCTTCACTTAATGCAATACAATATGTCATTGTTTTGTTTTCATTACTGATTGCGGCGTCAAATATAGGCCCACTGGTAAATGCTTGTCCATATAATATAGGCAATTTATTATCTGTTGCAGGAGGTAATTGAATGGTGACACCAGGATCTTTTGTGTTTATTTCAGGTGCTTTAAATACACCTAATGCTCTTGCTGTACCATATGCAAGTCCACCGGCAATAACACTGGTAGCAATAGTGGCTAAAACACCTGTTAAGCCTACTGCCCCTACTATTGCTGTTGCTATCGCTGTAAATACTGCCATTGTTTATCCTCTATATACCCAATTGTAATCTATACTCTCCCAACCTCTTTCCTGTAATTTAAGATCAGGAGTTGTTGCTAATGTTGTGAGTGTAAAAGAACTTATAATTTTGTTATCTGTTAATTTTTTACCTATTGTGATGTATTCGTGTAACAATCTTGCACCTGCTGTTGTGCCTCTGTATTCGCTTTCCACCCACCAGGCTATTTCTGTCATACGTTTTACATGTGGTAACCATACATCACCTTGTATACTTGCTAACAACATACCTATAATTTTACCTTCATTCTCACATACTAAAGCAATACCTTCTTTTGTTAAATGATCAAGCAAACGATTAACATGTTGTTCATTATACTTAGGTTGTTTTAAGTCTTCAACAGGATTGTTGTTTGCAAAATCAATCATTAATCTTTTGATATCTGCATAGTCCTTTATTGTTGCACTTCTTACTTTCATTATCTTTCCTGTATCCTTTGTCTGCGATTTCGGCCACCACCGCCTCCACCGCCACCACGGCCTCCGCCACCGCCGCCACCACGGCCATAACCACCACCGCCTGCATTGTATTCTTTACCAAAGTCAAACGATACATTATATAAGTCTGGCACACGATCAAATACAGCATCATTTGGAAATAATCTTTTTCTTTCTTCTGGTTCTGTTCTTTGACCTGCTGTTCTGTTTTCTAAAATAGTGTTTATACTAGCACATGTTATTGCTACACTATTAGTACTAAATTTTTGTCCAAATGTATCTGCATCTTCTGTTATAGCAAAATTATTTATAATCCCCTTAAATCTTAAGACTACTGCTCCGGTATCAGATCTTAATTCATGTGTATCTAGATCAAAAAATGCTCTGTAAATACTTATTTCACCACCTTTAATAGGCGTATTTAAAATAGTACTTAAATAATCCTGTTCACTGGGTATACCACTAAGTGCTACTGTAATATCACCATTAGTTGTTCTTATATCTTCTCTAAATGTACCTACTGTTAAGAAAGAGCCTAATTCAGTATATGTATTACTGTTATAAGTTAATGGTTTATATGCACTTGAAAGATAATAAGTTGTTCCGTCTAATGTTAAATCGATTAATAAACAACTGGATATCTGAAAATCGTTAACTGCGTCAATACTTGTACTCATAATAATATGTGCTCCACAAATGTAAATCCTTTGTCAAATTGTAAATTTGGCCCCGGAGTAATTGTAAAAGATAAAAGATCTTTATGTAATACTGTAAAAAATACATCATTACCAACCACAATACCATTACCTTCTATAATATCAGTATGAGATTCAATTACGCCTCTATGTAAAGGAACTTCAACGTTTCCAGAAGTCCATGCTACATCACTAGTTACAGTATATGGATATTGATATGTATTAGCATTTCCTTTAGGTTGAATATAATCGCCCTTTTTAAATATATTTCCTGAACCTGTAGTTGATGTTGTGTCTATCCATATTTTATTACCCAATTGACTATTAATAGTAATATTGGCAATTTCAGCTGATGACAGATCACCATGATATGATGTTAAATACGCACTACCAGATGTATTACCTATGCTAAAATTTGTACTATAGCCCAATTGGGTTACTGCCATAATACCTAAATTAGCATTCATGCTGGTATAATCAAAACCACCATGTACATTAAATGTTATAACATAAGGATTTGTTAAATTAATACTTGACTTAACACGCCCTGATCTAGATCTAGTCATACTTGTACTATTTTGGCTGGTAATAGATACATCAGTAGCATTATTAAATAAGAATTCTTCTGGACTCATAGACCCCGTCCTCCTGTTTCTTGGAAAATAAAATCTCCATTAAATTCTATAAGATCATGTGGTAAAATAGTGTATTCCGGTATTGATTTAGGTATAAATGTAAAATAACAATTACGCCCTAATAATGTGCTATTTCTGTCTGGTGCAAAGCCAGGTTCACCCATTGGTAGACTTGAACTAGCTCCCACTGGTGTACTTGATCTACTAATAAAAAATTCATTATTATTAAGTTGTCCACTAGTATCTTCTATATATCTAGCACCTCCATGTGTTCCTCGTATCACTAAATCATACACTACTTGGTAAGGCACTTGACCATAGTGTTCATCATACAATATAAGTTCGTCATTTCCTGGTGCTGGGTCTACTAAATATGCATTGTTTAAATAATCACAAGGCTGTTGCATCCAACTACCAGCCGCTATCAATACATCACCATCATTTAATTGTGGAAATGCCGTTTCATCTAATCTAATTTTGCCAAAAGGTTTTTGATTGGTTTTAGCCCAGCCTACTGAAAATTCTATGTTACCAAAGCCATAGGTACTTTGACCGGGAATCTTTACTGGGCTCCAACAATTTGCTTGTTCTAATTCACCATTAAATGGAGTTAATACAGGATAATTGTTTAGTGTTACTAATTCACCACTAGTAATTTTATCTTGTACATCTGCGTTACTGGCAGTTGCCCAATCTGCACCATCAAATGCTACTTTAAAAGGCTCTTTGGATTTATCAGGATCATATATATGTTGTAAAAAATCTCTGTTTTCACTATATTTTAAACCTCGAGGTGCACCTACTGTAAATGTTATTTTAGTATTATTTTCACCATATCTTAAAGGACTAGTAGTATCTGCAAATATGTCTGCATTCGAACTCATATTACCATCTGCTGTTACTGTAACACCAGAAGGCATACTAGATCTCATGTTAAAAGCATTATACTGCCAATTAATAAATGTAGCATTTTGAAATACTACACCAAATCCTACTGCCATTTATTATCCTCCGCCTCTAGGTTGTCTATTGGCTCCTACTCTAGTAACATTATATATGAACTCCGGGTCCTTTGCAATTGCCTGTTGGAAGCTCTGTGTATCTACTGCTGATATATTGTAAACATTTGTGACACCACCGCCCATAACACCTTGTGCACCTTGTCCACCTGACATTGCCATTGTTTGACGATTTGGTATAACTGTTCCACTTTGTTTAGGCACAAATAACTCAGGTCCTTCTTCACCAACTATGTATGGTTGCCCTGCTTTTGCTGGTCCACCTTTTGCAAGTCCAAATAGTCCCATAATAGGCCCT